CAGGATTAAATATTTTATCAAATTCTCTTATAGCTATGTTTCTAGCAGCTTGCTGCCATGAACCTCTTGTTCCTCCCGCTTCAAACTTAATTCCTTTTTTAACTATTTGTTTTACCATAGAAGGTTTTTTCTTGGGTGTCTTAGTAAAACCTTTATCTCCACCTTTAATCATATTATTTCTTTTTCTTTTTTTTCATTTTAGATTTAACAATTTTATCTTGTAATGCTTTAGGTAATTGTTTTTGTTTTGCTGTAAGCATAGCTTTGCCTGACATTCTAGCTTTCATTAGTAACCTTTCTTAACTTTCTTGCCACTTTTTTTAGCAGCCATCTTAGCTTTCTTTTTACCAGCTTTAGTATATGGGTATTTTTTTTTTCCAACCATTGGCATAAGTTATCTCCTTAGTAATCCTTGTTGAGCAGCTTGTTGTACGTTAGGCATAGGTACTTGACCTTGTTGTGGTCTTTTACCCATCATAGCCATTTGCTGTTGAGCTTGAGGATTTTGCTGCTGTAACAAACCCTGTTGCTGTTGTTGTTTAGCCATTTCTGGCATAACTTTTGCTTTGATAATTAATGCTAGTTGTTCTCCTTCTTGTGGAGTTAACCTCATCATTTCATCAGCTAATTTTTCTAATTTTTTACTCATATTAACAATTCCATGCTCTTAGTGATTTATTTATTCTACTATTAGGATCTCTTGCAGTTTTAGCAGAAGTTAGTTTACGTTTCATGCCTTTCATTCTAGCACAGAAACTAGCTCTACGTTTGTTTCCTACTTTTTTGCTAGGAGCTTTTAACGTTCCCCCAGTCTGTCTCTTATAACTAGCACGACCTTTAGCATTCAAACCCCCCTTTGGGTTCTTACCTTCTTTACGTTGCCATGCTGCAGTCTTTGCCATTATCTTTTCTTAGCAGTTTTAGCTGCTCGTCTAAACTGTTTAGCAGTTGGTGCACCTTTC